CATCATCAGCCGCATCAGCCACGACATCCGTTTTGTTTGTGATCGCCAGTGGATCGACCGCTAGTGTGGTCGCTCCGGTTACTTCCCCTGTATGTGTCGCATTCGTGACCTTAGCATTGTTTGCCGTCACGTCTGTGAAGATGTCTATTCCATCAACCGTACCAGTGACGGTGATATTGCCTGTAACGTCGAGACCGTTGTCCATCTCGACATTACCTGCTGACCTGATTCGCATTCTCTCAACGGGTGTCTCAGTGCCGTCAGCTGAGGTCATGAAGGTAATCTGCCCCGGCATATCATCCTGACCGGGCGTGCCATCAACCTCCATCCTGATCTCTGAGGACAGTGAGTAGCTGTCTACACCATCCCAGCCAGCTGCAAGAAACGTCATCAGCACATCGTTGTCAGCCATTACCGCGTGCGTTGCATCATCAGTCTTTGCACGAGCGCCAATCATCACGGCTGGAAGCGTCGTAGAGTGCCGGTGAAGAATAAACTCAGCAGCATTCACCGCACCAATATCAGATACCTTCAGCTCACTTTCGTAGTTGGTTCCGTTGACCGTGATGCCGGTGCCCTCTGTGCCCGGATCACCAGCAATCATCTTTATCGCGACCAGAGCACCAAGCGTGGCATCCCATGACAGCTCACCAGCAGTGTGCGTCCAGTTCGTGCCATCCACGTTGTACAGCAAATCATACTGCTGCTGCCCAGTGAGGTTGGTGTCGGTCAGCGAGCTGAGCGTCGTGGATGCGCCAGCAGCAGGTGATGCCACCCACTGGTTGGTGCCAGTATCGAATGTGAGTACATCCTCATCCGATGGCGATGCAGCGCTGACGTTGGTCAGATCATTGAGTGCGAGCGATGCAGCGCCCTGAGCCTGCGGCGTAAAAGCCGCACCATTCCAGACCAGTATCTGCCCTGTGCTTGGCGTGCCGGACACATCAGACAGGTCGAAGATCGACTCACCTGAGATGTCTGTCAGGTAAATACCAAGGTCGGTGATTTCGCTTTCAGTGTGGGTGTGATCGAGCGGAGCGTACTCGCCAGTGCCTGCACCGTCGAGTGGGTCGGTATCGAACAGACTGCGGCTATCTATCTCAAGCTGGTTGAATCGCAATTCGAGCGCGGAGACCAACTGCCGCATATCTGCGGAAGTAACCTCTTGCTTTGAGAATGATGGAAGTGCAATTCTGTTAGCCACGTTTTCCGTGCGCCCCTGCTCGTCCTCTCCATTGGCCCATGCGCCATTTATCGCCAGTGCCGGTTGACCTGACCTCCAGCGCAATCTGTCGCGCCCTGATTCGCGTCGAGACCTTACGTGTTCCCTGAGACACCGTGTAAGGACCCTTCTCTATTCTATTTGCTGCCTGCGGATATTTCAGCCCAGACAGGTAAACGTCAACCGATCCCTCAAGGGTCAGGAAGTCTGGGATCAACTGATCAACGTGCATCAGCTCTTCACCAGCTTCTGGGATTTCCATATCGAACGATCGGGCGTAGCTCTCCATCGCTGCGCCATTATCGTCTGTGCCTGTTTCGTGCTGATACAGGTATCCATCTGCGCCTGCCGCATACGCTTTCTCCAGCAGGGGCGATCTATCTGCCCATGCTGTTCGAGCCAGCTTGCCCGTTGCCCACGATCCCTCTTCATAGTTGAACATCACATATCGATTTACCTCGACCGGGCTGATGTCGAAATCAGAGGCAGTCAGTGAGCCGACCGGACCTATCGCGAAGTTGTAGAAGCGGTATAGGTCGTTGGTGACACCCGGTGCCTGATGAAGCCCTGCCGTACCAGTGGCGAACTGAGTCAGCTCAGTTGCGTCCAGCGCGAACTGGAACGCCTGCGTGCCGTCCACATACAGCGTCAGTGTCGGTGTATCGAACTGCGCCGTCAGGATGTACTTCGTGCCAGTCGCCATGGCAGAGCCTGTCAGCGTCGTGAAGTCCACCGTGTTGGCTCCCTGATTGACTGGCGCTGCAACACCGGCTGCGGTTTTCTTCCAGACCTCAACCCGATTGTCTGCATAGTTCAGCTCGAACATCAGCTGCTGGCAGTCATCAGCATCAGTCTCAGAAGCGCCTGTCAGGTCAGTTCTCAAGAAGCACAAACCTGCCCTACCAACACCAGCGCCGATCGATGGGTTCACGTCAAGCTCGATCGCGTACTCGCTCTCTTCCGGCGTGAGAATCGGCTCATCGTTGGTCAGGAAGTAATCGTGCTCGTAGTTGTTGTCAGCTGATGCGACGACCTCAGTGAAGCCAGTCGAGTCGAAGCCGTAATAGTAACCAGTGTCGCCGGGACCACCCGGATTGTAACTGGTCGCATACGGGTCATCGATGGTGACCGTGCTGGCAGTGCCATAGCGACCAGTGGTCGAATTAGTGATACGCACATGATCAACAGTAGCGTCCGTGCCAAACAGACCAGCAGTGCCGCCGAACCTTATTTCTCGCGTAACTCCGGTCGGGTCTTTGGCTGTCAGGCTGGTTGTCGTGTCGATCAAAGAAACTGTGCCAGCTTGAGGACCGAACCAGACACGCTCGACACCATTGCCAGCGCCAGCTGTGTAGTCACCCTCAACGATGACAACGTAATTGACACCTTGAGTGAGCGTGACCACCGGAGTCAGGCCACCTGAATTGGTGAATCCAGCGCGAAGCCGGTACTGCCCACCTGAGTAATACACACCCATATTGAGCAACTGGAAGTCAGAGTCACCGACTTGCATGACGTACTTCGTGCCAAAGGTGTGCAGCGTATCCAGACGAAAGATGATCTCGTAGGTCAGGAAACGACCAGTGCCGTCCCAGTCAGGAACGTCAGCAAGTTGAATCGGGAACTCAATGTATTCAGTTGCTGCCGCTGACCCCAAGTCACCCGAAGAGGTATTCAAGATCGGAGATGTGGTGCTGATCTGAGTAGCGCCATTGAAGGTCGCCGCCGCTGCATAGCTCGATTCTTCCGTGTACGTGGTTGCCCCGTTAGCTCCCTCGAAGTCAGCCTGAAAGAGGACATCGTTGTATAGATTGGCAACACCATCTGAACTGTTTGCCACCTCGTAGCCCGGTGGAATGGTCAGGGAGAAGTCATCCTGCACCCATGAGTTCGGATCGTAGGACGGATAGAACCACCAGATTTCATTGAACTCGCGATTTAGACCACCGTAAATCTTGTCCTTCTGCTGCACGTTGAGATTGTCGTACACGAGGTTGCGCACATCGCATGGCAGCACCTTCACGATGCCGTCATAGATGTGGAAGTCGGCCTCAGCCATGAAGATGACCCGGTGATCGATCGATACAGCACAGTTCGGCCCAAGGATCGAGACGTTCTCACCCACGATATTCAGGCCGAAGACATCGAAGCCGCCCACGAACGGCAGCGTGTGGACGCTGACATCGGTGAATACGATTGTCTCAAGCCGTGAGCGCACGCCTGCGACGATTTTGGACCCTGAGTAGAGCCGCAGGTCACCTGACGTGTTCGTGCTCGTAGGCACCCAGTCATTCAGGTCCTCAGTCGAGCACCACCTGATGAGCATCGGATCGAAGGCGGTGTTGAAGTAATCGTAGGCCCCCAGAGCCAGCACGTGCCTGTCTCGCTGTGATACCAGCATGTACTCGTTGTTCGGTGGCGCATCGCCTCCCAGAGCGACAGCACGCTGTCCTGTGCCCTTGGATCGATCCCACCAGTAGATAGCTCCACCGCGTGGGCTGGCAAGTAGGTCCTCACCCCATGTGTCGAGCGACCATGTACGGATGCCCAGAACGAGCGTAGAGCCTGTCCTCGCGTTTCCGTAGCCTTCACGCCCGTATGGTCCGGTTCCATAGCCTATCGCTGTCACAGCGCTCTCAGCGCCTGCTGAGATGTCGTACTGGTAGTCCACGCTGCCACCGCCATCAGAGACCGTTGAGGTCGCGGCTGCGGTGTGCAGGATGCGGTACGAGTTGTTGTCCACGATGCTGTTGACTTGGTACTCGCCATCGATGGTGATGCCGCCCACTGCCGTGGCGTTCGAGTAGCGCACGTAATCACCAATCTGAGCGCCGTGGTTGGTGTGATTGACCACCACGATGTCTGACGAGATGGTCGTGTCGAACGGGTTCGTGAGCGTCCCTGAGTCCCTCAGCGGCGTGATGTCGAACAGTATGCCGTCCTGCCACAGGTAGAGCTTCGTGTCAGTCGCTACAGCTGACCACTTCTTCGAGTCCAGTGAGGTCCAGTCTCGCAGGCGACGACACGTTCCCATGAACTGACCTTGCAGCCGCACCCATCCACCGATCTTCTCAGCCAGCCCCTTGCGGAAGCGAACCTTGTCCATTGTGTACCAGCGCCCTACAGCGCCGCGCTCAGACTGTTCCGTGTACTGCCCCGGACCAATCGGTAGATCGAATATCCTTTTCTGCGTCATTACGGCTCATACTCCACACCAGCTGCAAGCAGGCCGGATGCTGCCGGTAGTGTTTCGTCATCTCGCCTGATCTCGAAAAGAGCCTGACCGAAGCCAGACGCGGTGTCCCGTATGATCAGCCACTGTCGTAGCGAGCTGAGCTGGAACCAGTCGCCCGGAGTGCCCGTAGGCTCGTTGGTCCAGTTACCACCCTCAGTGGTTGGAGAGACGCGCACGAAATAATCACCTGCCGTGATCGCATTGCCGACATACCAAGCCGTGGTGAGGTCTACGCTACCTGTGTCGGTGTTGGTCCTCTGAAGTGTGCCGCCAGTATCGTTCTCGAACTCCCAACCGTATGAGCGCTGTGGATGTCCGATGCCGACATGGTAGCCAATAACTTCGTCTGTTGGGATATTCAGGTAACCGTCAACCTCGCCCTTGACCCTGTTTTCAGAGCGCAGTGTGGTCT